ACGATTATGTTTACGCATTGACTCTTCATCAATCTTTCTTGCTTCATCAATAGCATACTTGATGAGAGCATCCACTTCTTCTTTAGTGTATGTGTCTTTACTCATAGGTTTTCTGATAACCTCAGTGAGTGGGAAATCCTTAATTAAAGTTCTTACCATGTTATTGGATCGAGGTTGATTTCTCCGAAAGGTTCGGATGATGGTGGTAACATGTCTGTCATTAATGGAAATAGGTGAGCATAAGGTGAACCGAGACCTCTAGTAGTCTCAGTAAATATCTGATAACTACCTAACAATCTATATGGTTCATCAGATACAGCAGTTTGTTTTTGTCTCAAACGCTGTTCATCATCTGCTAATCTCCTAAAATAATCTAAACGAATATTCTCCTCTGGTGGGATGAGTTCATTCATTTTAAGATATTCATATTGTATGAGATTTGTAGATATATCAAAGTATTCTCTATTCTCTAAACATAAACACGCATTTGTTCTAGTTTGTTCCCAGAACTCAGTTTTATATTGAGAACCTTCCTGTAGATAGAAACCGAGTGATGATGCACAATCTTTTTTGCCATCTTGATATCTGTCCTCTACATCTAATCTTTGATATTCTGTCTGTTGTCTCTCAGGGTCTTCAAACAGATACATTGATATTGCTTCTGCTAAATCTCCTTCAAGATAGTTTTTAAAGTTGTTTAACTCATCATTAAACCCCAATGCACGACCACATCTTGCATACCTATTATTAGGATGAATACAATAGTCTGATAATAGTTTATCATATTCACTTATCTTAGGCAACTCATTTGTTGTTATTTCACAATGGTTATTAAAATCTAAAATTGCATCATCAAGTGTTGTTATATCTTTATCATATGAATATATCCATGTTTGAGCATCTTTAATAGGAATGCCTGTTAAATATCCATGTTTACCTGCAATATGTGCAGTATAATTCCATTTACCCTCTACATTTTTATGAACTGTTAGAGATGCATTTGTTGGATTATATAATGCTTCACTATAAGAATCATGATCCCATAATGCACCCCTAGTACAATCAATTACAAAATCATATTTCTCATCTAATATTTTAATACAATCATTTTGTACATCAATACTATCTACATGAGCATCAATCATCCTAACATTTTTGGCAGTATTAGTATAACTATTCCAGAATAAATCTACCATTTTTCTACCGTTTAAATGCCAACCCACATGAGTTAGTTCATACAGTACATAAAAATTATGTGGTGTGTCATTACCAAATCCAATAAACTTTTTACCCCACTTTTGTTTACCATCTAATAATCTTGATAGATGTATTGAACTTAATGTAGTATTCTCCCCAACTATTTCTCCCCACTCGGACTCGGTTTGTATTCCATAGTCATCAATAATATGAGAACAATCACGAATCCAAACTATTTCATCATCCTGATATACACTATCCATAGTATCTCTATGTGACACGCAATTCAATAATACTTGTACTGCATCAGTACCACCAATAATAGCAATTTTTCTAGTCATAAGTTATGTAAATGTAGGAAACTTGTCGGCATAATCTGCACTCATTCCTCTAGTAAATGAACTGAAGTTATAATAATCACGACAGAAATCGAAAGTAAACTCAAGATCAAGTAGATCATGAACAAATAACTTTCTCATTTCTGGGTCATCCCCTATAATATTAAACAAATCATCAGTAAATGTTTGTTCATCACTTATTAAACGACAAGGATTAATCTCCTTATTATTTAATATATCTTTAGCATTTTTCTGGACTTGTTGCCAGAATGGGGTGTCATGTTCTGAACCAAAATGATACATCCATGCAGCATTTAATAACCAATCCCCAACAACTTCTTGATAATACCAACTATTGATATCATTAATCAGTTCTATGTTATTATATGTATCGCCGAGAGCATAATTTGCCATCTTATCTGTCACATTATCATAATACATACCTGCTAGTGCTTCAAGTGGGTCAAGAAATCCTAACGCATTTCCATTACGAGCATATCTACCACTATGATGTAACACATAGTTTGAGAATTTAGGTTTCCAAGTAAACTTATTATATTGATGTCCTTCTTGAGGAACTAGACTTCTAAAATCTTGCTGTGCCTCCTCTTCTGTTGTAACACTTGAATTATAAGCATAACCATAAGTTCTCCTGCTTTGCAATGGAATTCCAAACATCCAACCATTTCGAGTGGTCTGTGTTAATGTATAACCCCAATCTGCAGGTTCTGGTAGTCTAGTAGCAAGAACTGTATTACAAGTTTCAAAGGGTGAATCGAAGTAATAATCATCATTCACCAGTGATTTGCCACCACTACAATCTAATACAAAATCAAATGACTCCCCATCAATAACAACACCAAAGCAATGTCCACCTATAGGGTCTTGATCGAAACTTATTGATTTTATTTTAGTATCTCTTGACTCAAAATTATAACAACTCTCTTCATTTAGATGTTCAATAAAGAAACTACTGAATAATCTAGTATCAAAATGAATAGCAGCAGTACTCATAGGAAAGTATCTGGTAAAATCTCCACCATTTTTACCCCATCCTACAAATCTATTACCAAACTTGATAGTGGCATCAAAATAATCTTTAGAATCATATCTCAAATATGATGGTGGACTAGCAATTTGCCCTGATAATGATGGTGTTGTTGACTCTCCAATACCAAATATATCTACTGATGTATCATATAACCATACTATTGTACAATCATTTTCTGCATTAAGGTTAGTTCGCTGTTCTATCAACTGTAGAATAGAAGTAATACCAATAACACCTGCACCGATAACAGCGATCTTTTTCATTGTATTCCAAAGAGAATGTTTGCTTTTCTAAAGTCATCATCAACAAACTTCATTGCGTAGTTGTTGGTGGAAACAACATATCCCTCTGGATTTGTTGGTGTATTTCCTATGTATGTTCTTATTTGACCAACCTTGTTTAATTGTGAGATTACCATCTTCTTAGCATCACGAATAGAAATATATGATGCAAATGTAAAATATATCTCATTCTCATACCTAGCAATAAAGTTAAGACCTTCTGCCTTCATCCTCTTGTATCTCTCTTTGCCCTTGACACTGGTTTTAGTATTGATCTCAGCATCTAATCTGTCTGAATAAAACTTAGCAAACTGTGCAACTGTTCTTCTAGTGTTTACAATAGTCTTACCAGTACGAATTTGTGTATTAAAGAATTGCTTGAATAGTGTTGGCATTAAGAATCTAGATTGACCATGACTTTGCATGATGTCAAGAAATCTTGATGCTCTCTTGAGTGAACCCTCCGCACGATTAATAGTAGCAATATACTTGATCTTCTGACTATTATTGAAACGACTTATACCTTTAGCATCATTGAAGTTAGCATTAGGTATGAATATATCTTCTGTGCCTACAAATAAGGGTGCTTTATATACTGCCTTGCAATCTTGTATTGAACTACCTTGATATACTGTATGAAATACAATACCAATATTTGCTCTCTCTACTGCCATACCTTGACTTGATTGACACGATACTGCATAAGTTATGGCATTAGGATTAAATGTAATAACTCTGTGTCCACCAATACTAGCATATCTCTTGTCTCCTGATGAGAATAATAAATCTCCTTGAATAATACCTTTGATATTTAATTGAGAGAGATACTTAAGACAATCTTTTAACTTTGCACGAAGTACTTCTGACTCATAAAAACGATCAACATCAACATTATCATAACATACTTTAGGTGTAATCTTATTGAATACTGATTTAGTTCCAACAAAGAATTTACCAGTAACAGGGTCAGTGCCACAAATAATTGCAGGAGCTCCATCCCACTTAGTAGTAACACTTAGATCAGACTTAGTGCCTGTGAGCATATTACCAAATGATCTGAGTACAGAAACGACATTGAATCCACCAACAGCACCACTGTTGAGGATGTCATCTTCTAAGTGTTCAAGATGGGTATTCTTCATACCTATATTATACACCATTTTACCTCACAATGGGGATGTAGTAGACACTTAAATCACTGTCTGTCACTTGAATGCAGGACCATTTGCCCAGACTACCAAACTTCTTCTAATTCCAGATGTTACAGGTTGAACCCTATGTAAAGCATAACTGGGAAATATTATTACATGTCCTCTACTATTTACTGCAGTCTGCACTTCACCATCATGCAACTGTAATTCACCACCAGTATATTCACTGGGGTCAGATAATTGTACAGTCATACTTAATTTTCTCGGTGGTACATCTGACTGCATATTATTATCTACATGCCACCTATAAAAGCCTTGATCGTCTCCTTCATATACTGTGTATTGAATATGCTCATGAAATCCACGGATATCAAACTTCCAGAACATACCATTAGTTACTCTTAATATATTACCTAAACGCTCATATAACCATTTTGTATCATTATTGCAGTCTAACCATGCAGTCTTAGATGTACGAATAGTATTTACTACATTGGTATCAATATTATTACCGACTGTAGCAGGTTTTGGTGAAAGAGACTCACCATAGTTAATAATACGATCACACTCATTTGGGGTGAATCCATCATCCCATGTTTGATATAGTGTCTCACCCTGAAAATTAGGGGATGGACTCAAAGGATAAATTGACATAACAAAATTTAGTAGATTACTTTAATATCTCCATTATTGGGTTTAACTTCATACTTGCTACCAGCAACTGCACGACCTGCATTACCACCTTGTGAACCACCTGCTTCACCCCAGTCACCACCATTACCACCAGGTTGACCAGGTTGACCTGGTTGACCAGGATTTCCAGGATTGCCAGGTGTACCAGGTTGACCAGGTTGACCATCGTTACCCTTTGCACCTGGTTGACCATCGCCACCAGGTGTGCCAGGTGTACCAGGTGTTCCTGGTGTACCAGGTGTTCCTGGTGTAGCAGCGTTACAACTTGCAGCACCACCAGGTGTACCAGGTGTACCATTACTGGCAGGTGTTCCACTTCCACCAGGTGTGCCAGGTGTTCCTGGTTGTCCACTTCCGCCAGGTGTACCAGGTGTTCCTGCTCCTCCTCCACCACCAGGTGTGCCTGGTGTTCCGAAACTACCAGGTGTTCCTGTTATGTTACCAGTCTTATAATTCCAGCCACGACCTGGTGCAGCTGTACCACCTAATCCTTTTACTCCACCTTGTCCTGAATAACCTGCAGGTCCTCCAGTTCCACCCTGACCACCGCCACCGCCAGAGCCACCCTGACCACCTTGACCGCCACCACCAGAATTACCATGTAAACCTTTAGAACCAGCATTACCAGCTGAACCACCGAAACATGCCATTTTTGACTGTGCTGCTGACCTTGACTGAGCAGAACCAGTTGCCTGAAATGATGTTCTACCCTGAATTTGTCCACGACGACTACGAGGCCACCCACCAAATCTTTTTCTGCGAGAACTTCTTGATTGACTAGTTGATCTAGTTTGTACTGTAGATCTTTGTTGATATGTGGTTCTTTGCATACCAGGTGTACCAGTCTGACCAGGTTGACCATTTGAACCATCAGATCCATCGCTACCTGCACCACCATCATTACCATTTGAACCAGGTGTGCCTGGTGTACCAGGTGTACCAGGCACTCCAGTACTCTCTCCACTACCAGGTGTGCCATCAGTACCATCAGTACCATTTTTTCCACCACCACCTCCACCATATATCCTAGCGTCTGAACCTTCGCACTCTACAAATACTTTTCTAATCGCAGGACCTGATGGTTGACTGATACTAATAGCATGTCCACCAGGTTGATTGATACCACCACCTGCACCATACACACCATAAGATGATGGTGCATTGTTAACAAATACTGTTAGGTTAGATGATGGTTGATCGGCAACAGCAGCAGGATTTGATGTATTGGTACTTACTAGTCTACCTTTAATCTTGAGATATTTTGATATATTTTTATTTAAGTTTGAGTTCCAATCAGCATTGATACTAGGTGTTGTAGGACTGCTTAGAGTAGTAACATTAAAGTTCTCTTCTTCTGTCAATGTGTCCTGTTCAATCACATATTCTTTTATAACTCCTCTAATATCCTGTGGTGTTATAGCACCACTAGTAGGTACACCAACATTCTCAGTAGCATCTAAAACATAAGGTAGATGTGGTGTTGATGATGATGGATATTTACCCTGACTAAAATCATATGGTGCATCAAGGTCTGTTTGTCTATGTAATTCTGAGGCAGAAATAGATTTACTAGTATCACCTATAGCAGCACGAATTTCACCAAATGATATTTGTGTGCCAGGTGTACCAGTCAATAACTGTTGAGTTGTCTTACTCCAATTATTTGCTGCCATTTAATTTCCTCAAACTAGATTAAAAGTAGCAGATCCAATACCAGGTAGTGTGATGTAAACCTTAGTACCACTACTATCTAGTTCAATATCTATAGCGGATGTTCCTGTAGAAACATATGATCTATAATGTGTAGCAATTCCAATTCCTTGATTGGTTTTGTACTGGTGTTTATTGAAAGTCTTGTTGTACCACATATGTGCAGTACCCCATCCAATTCCTTGATTACCTACCTCATCATAAGGTTGTATGATATTTGCAACTCCTTGTTCAGCAGATAATCTCTCTGCCTGAGTAGTAACACCACCTATGAATCCAAGTTCTTGTATATATTGAGCAGGATCATCACCTGTAGATAATTCAGTTTTAATACCAACCCAATTATCATTCATATCTTTGATAGAAATTGAGTTAATTGCAGTATCAAAGAATAGACAACCTTGTGATTGAATTGAGTTAGTTGGAACTGTATTGTTAGGATCATCATTAAAGTAACTTGGTATTCTTAAGAATCCACTAGTAACAAATCCTAAGTCAAGAGTTGTGCGTGGTTTATTAGTTTCAAATCCAACACGAGCAGGACCTGCATCAGTACCACCTACACCTGTATGGTATGAATGAAATACTGTTTCTTTGTATACTTCCAACATATTACCATCATCATTACCCATCATTGTACCTATACCAACACCACCTTCAAATACTGACTGACCATTGATAAAGTTACCTGCTCCATCTCTTCCATATCCAACATATAGAGCAACATTACTGTCTCTCTTACCTGAGGTAGTACCAATACCAATACCACTTGCAGGGGCATCATTGACATATATCTCAGCATCATCCCAGAGAGCTATACCCTCAGTAATACCTAAAGCACCTAGAGAAGTATTAAATCCTAGTCTAGTTAATTGAATATTACTATTTGTACCACCAGTTATATCAATATCAAAGAATGTAGATACACCAGATGTTGACTGGAAGAAGTTATTAGATGTAGTAGGACCTGTAAGATTTAATCCACCACCAGTAATTTCTCCAGTTCTGGCATTTAATCCTGTGCAACTTATAATACCTGTACCTGCCTCAATAGATGAGCAGGATACAAATCCAGTGTTGCTATTTAATAATATCGAACCGAATGTTGCTATACTTCCACCAGTATATGAGAATGTACCACTAATATCAATATCGCCAACATTAATACCACCAGTTGTAATAATACCACTCAAATTAGCAAATAATGTTCCAGCAGCAGCAACTTGTGTTGATGCATCACCAAAGTTTATCTGTGATCCAAATGTAGTTGTACCACCAATAGAAAGATTTTGTCCGACTGTTAGATTTTTACCTGCTGACTGTACTACATTACCAGTAATTGTTGTATCATGTAACACACAACTAGCTGTTGTAGTAGCAGAGAGAATACCAGTTGCAATGATCTCTCCAGCAGTAACATCAGTAATATTAACCGCACCACCAAATGTACCACCGACTGATAAATTACCTGCAACTAATAAGTCACCACCAAATGTACCAGCACCTGAAAAGTCAGCAGCACCAATAACACCCATGCCTTTTCCTATAGCAGAGGATGTAGCACCTACACCTAAGAAGTTACCTACACTAATCTCACCACCAAATGTAGATACACCAGTGTTTCTAATGAATATACTGTTAATACCTAAAGAATCTATTTTGTCTGCTTCAATATCTGGTTGTCCAGCTATCGCATATGCTACTGACGCATTTAATGCTGTAGTTGCAGTTCCACTAAATGTGGTTGCAGTCATAATACCGCCAGGACCAATACTGATACCACCTGCAGCACTCAAAGATGTAGCACTTAATGTTCCACTCGCTGAATCAAATTGTAGATTAGTTCCTGCCTTTACTTCCTTATTACCTGCAACTACTTGTCCACTTAAAACTGCTCCATCAACAAATAGAGGGAACAATAGAGTATCAGTAGACTCATCTGTTACATATACACTATTAGCTGTTGAGGCAGTACCAGCTATTGTTGATAAACCTATTAAATTTCCATCTAATTTATCAATAACAGCAGTGTCTGTCGCTGTTATGGTTGAGAATGTACCAACTTCTCCATTTACATTACCTTGACCAGATCCACTGGCATTGACTGCAGTTATATTTTTCGCTACTAATCCTTCAAATGTACCTATACCACTAGTAGAATCAAGTTTAATAATATCACCAACAGCAAAATCTGCCTGAGGTAGTGTTACATATACACCAACAGGTCTGAAAGCATTGATACTACTACCAGCACCAGGATATGGATTAGTCCATACTGCAGTCGGTAAATTTGTTAGATTAGCACCTGAACCAGTGAATGTTAGAGCAGTTACATTACCATTAGAGTCAACAGTAAAACCAGTTGTACCAACACCAACTTGAAATGTAGCCTCAGGGACTGTAGTTCCTATACCTACTGAGTTTCCAACAGCAATATTAATATCACCATAAAATGTAGACTGTCCGACAACATTTACATCCCTTAAATTTGCTTGATTTTCAACAATCAAGTTACCACGAATGTCGAGTTCTTCTCTTGGAATGGTAGTTCCGATACCTACCAGTCCATTATTAGAGACAAGATCATTGGCATCAACCTGAATACCGTCTCTAAAATTAATGATAGTCTTATAATTGGTAGGCATTATCTTATGCTAAGGAGACCTTTTTATTATTTATCTGAGCTCAGATCATCCACCTGTTTAGAGAGATCCTTGACTGCTTCAATGAGTAGAGGAATTAATTTGTTATAATGAACACCTTTAGTTCCATCTGGTTTAGTAGATACTGCGTCAGGAAGTACAGACTCAACATCCTGAGCAATAACTCCAATGTCATGTCCTGTGTAATTAGGATTACCCTCCTTCCAATCAAATTCAGTACCACGAATTTGCATTACCTTAGCAAGTGGGTTATCTAAGGTAGAAATGTTATCTTTCAATGTAGCATCAGATGATTGACCATAGAATGCAACGATATCATCAGTCACATGTAAAGGACCACCTGCAAATGTTACAAACCCTGCAGATGAATATACATTTTGTGAGAATGATGTAAATCCATTGAAATTAACTTTATTATCAAATACTACATCAGCAGTATATCTTGTATCAGTTGCAATCGCAACAGCAAAACCTGGTGCAGCATTAAGTACAAGATCAGATCCACATGCAGGATCAGTAGTAATTTCAGATTTATTAGTACCAACACCAGCAATAATACAATTCAACTTAGCACCAGTGGGGAATGTACCTATAATGTTAATACTTCCACCAAGTTCTACAGTTCCACTTGTAACCATATCATCAGTGAAACTAACATCATTAGAGAATGATACAGGACCATCAAACTGAGATAATATATTTTGTTGAGGACCACCCTCAACGATAATTCTTTGACGAACAATAACTTCATCAAATACTACAGAGTTACTTGATACTGCTTCACCAGTAACACTAGGAATAGGAATATTGAATGATGTTTCTTTACCACTAGAAGAAGATATTCTCTTATTTCCAATATAGAAATCACCCTCGTTATTCAAACCAGTGTAAACCACTACACCAGCAGCTCTTTCTTGTGACTGTGCTAGATACTCTTCATCATCTGATAGAGTTCTGTTTTGTACCTGAGGTAGACCTGTACTATAGTTACCAGGACCATAACCAAGATATTCAAATGTGTGACCTGATGCACGAAGTATAGATGGTCTTCGTAACTCAAGAGCCAGAGCATTTACTTTTTTAATTAATGATCCACTGACATGATCTGCTGGTAATGTACCAAGAACACCTCTAATAACATTAAGAGAATCGTTACCTGCACCTACTAGTCCTTGTTCTACAACTCTTACAATCTCGTTATCTATTTCAATATACTCACCTAGTTTAAATCTTAGATCAGTACCAATACCTGAGTTAGGAACTTGTATTTTAATAGCAGTAGAGAGGTTAGTAATTGCATCTTTTAATGTTGCAGTCTCACCAGCATATAAGTTTTGATATCTTGAACCTATGGTTTCTTCAATCGATACAGTCTGGTTGTTTGCAGAATATGTCTGCTGATATATTTTATGTCCAGCAGCATAATTAATATCATTAACAGTTGTGGTAGTAAATGTAGTAATTCCAGCTATGGTAGATACCAAAAACTCACCTATATTATTACTATCAGTATCTACGACCCTGAACTTAGATCCTTTTCTCAGTCCATGAGGTGTGGATGTAGTTATGGTTGTAATACCAGTAGTAATATCAAAATGAGTGGAAGCTATAGAAACAGCAGGAGAGTTTCTATACAAATACTGTCCTTGAACAATAAGAGGATCACCAGCAGTCACAGCTATAGCAACACTAGTCTTATTAGGTATAGATGTTATTCTGTATAATCCATCAGATGTAATTCCAATTCCAGTAATAGAAACAACATCGCCAACAGCATTTGAAATACCAGATGTAGGAACTCCAATACTTGCACTAGCAAATCCTTCAAGAGTCAATGTCTCTCCACCTTGGTATCCAGAACCAGGTGCAAATACTTCAAATCCAGTAATAGAAGTAGATCCAAGACCAACTGTTACAGTTGCAGTTGCACCATTCCAATTACCACCATCTAGTAATCTAGTATTATATTCTGTTGTTACAGCATATCCTACACCAGTTACTAGATTTTCATGAGTGATAAGTCCATTGAAATTATGTTGATTATCAAATGTAATAGTACATACACCAGCAGATACAGGAGTAACAGCTGAAATACCATAACCGACATTAAATGTCTTATTAAACTTATCAAGAGTTTCTCTTGTTAGAGAATTCTGTTGGTCATTGATATCAACTTTTCCTACTGGTTCTCTACGAGCAAATGATACAGCAGCAGGAGAATTTTCTACAATATTATCTCTATCTTGTTGTGGATACAGATAAGTAACATTTTGTCTATAATTTTTATAATCAAATTCTTGAGGTGGAGCATAGTCACAACTCAATACATCTAAAATGTATACACCATCATTTGCTCCAGAAACATAAGGTTCTACAGTATTGACACGATAAACAGTAAAGTTCTTCTTGTTATCACTAATAGAAAATCTTGGTTGGAATAGATTTCTACTGTTAGTAGTATCTACAAAGTTACCTGTGTTTCTCTCAACACCATTAATATCAGTAGTGCTATGTGCAAACTGATAAGCATCAATAAGAGCAGTTACTGTGAACAATCCATTATATCCTATACCATCAGTACCACTAGGATTATTAGAATCCTGAACATCTACAACTTTAACAATGTCACCAACCTCTACATTGTGAGGTTTCTCAGTTCTAACAGTTACTACACTAGATGTCTCACTAACAAATGCAATGAAGTTTTGATTTCTTCCATAATTATTATCATTGAGAGTTATAGTAGTGGCAGCAGCATCAGAAGTTTTTGCATATCCTACTAAAGAAGAACTTTGGAATACAAATCCGTCAACTGGATCTCTAGAGTTAGTTGCTTCTTTTGGTATAACATAACGAATCTTATAAAGTTTATCTTCAATAGATCTTTTATCCTCAAATCTTTTAATCTGTGCTATGTTTGTACCAGTAACACCTATTAAATTGAAATTATTTCTAATCTGTGGATAGATGTCGTTATCAGTATCAACATGAATAAACCATCTACTTTGAGAAGAATCCCATTGTATTGGATGTCCAAGATCATTACTCTCTTTATCAGATACTCTACTCTCAATCCTTAATGAACTACCGCCATATATTTCAATGGGAACATCATTAATAGCATTTGAGAATGTAGATGCAATCTTAATACTAGTAGGAGATACTACAATAGCATAATATATCTTATTGAATTCAATATTTTCAGGTAGATCACCATCATCACTGAAAATTCTTATCTTTTCACCAGTTATTAGACCAATAGTATCAACTGTTAACTCAAAGAATGTATTAGGTACACCTGCAGCAGTTTTTTTAGCACCAGATTGATTACCAACTGCAGCAGTATTAATACCAGATGTCTCTATCTTGTTTTCAAGCATCAAGACATTAGCAGTATAATCTGTTGCTCCTATGGCTACATGTATTTTTTCATCATGTCTAGCACCAACTCTATATCCTTGAGATAAACTTAAAGGGGGATCATCTTCCTTATCAAAGGAGAAGATGTACAAATGACTTGATAATCCTACTTGTTTAGTCTTATCGACATCTAACTGATAGAAACTAACACTATCAGTTTTTGCAGCAGATGTATCTACAGTCTGTGGTGTAGTAATATGTGTAACATATCCTTGGTCATCTCTTGGGAATGCATCAGGTCTAAATCCTTCACCAATTAAAGCAAACTGTCCAAAGTTAGAGTTAGAGTTAGTGATAGATGCGTCAGCACCACTTTGTCCTAAGAAGTGAGCATTGTAACCAATAGCAAACACAGAAACTATCTGTACAACAGCATTGTTTCTAATAGTAACATGAGCTTGCTCCCATCCTTTACGATATATTGCTCCACTATCTAAGTGATAAACAGTTGCTGCGTTAGTTGATGATGATTGAGCACTCAAATCAGCACCAATTACCTTTTGATATGCTATTCCTTCATATAATCTAGACTCTCTATTATATTTTACAAATGCTCTGTCATCTTTTTGTAGTGATATACCAGTGAACTGTGCAACAACCATTGATCTAAATCCAGTTGCCTTTGCACCATCAGTTATCATACCTTGCATACCATACACTGATCTTAGTGAGAGGTTAAAGATATATGGTGATGCACCTGTCACCGTATCAGCTTCGATAGTTGCTACCGCATTAGCAATATTTGATGGTGTTGCTGGTAAATTATTGGGGAATGTTGATAGAGTATATGTGAATGTAGTAGGATCTACTATAGATTGTACAATAGTAGAAATATTATACTGTGATACATTAACTCCACTAATTTTTATAGGAGTCCCTTCACTCAATCTATGTGGTTGTTGTGTTGTTACTGTTACTTGTGATGTAGCAGTACTACCATCACCTGATATAATACTTGCAATTTGTATTGGATCGTTTCCTAACGCACCAACAATTTCATATTCTGGTCTGACTGTATCAAAATCTCCTTCATTCTCTGGCCATTCATATGTAACAGCACGACCTGTTGGTTCTTGATAAGCATAACTTAACTTGTAATAATACATGCTAAGGTCTGTCCTATCATATCCCTTAACATCATTAACACCATCAGCATACTCAAAGCATGTTAATTTATGATGAGAAAATATTGGGAATGATCTATTATCTTCATTGAACTGTTGGTGATCAGTATATACCAAACGATCACCTTTTCCGTCAAATATTGAGAACTGCCAGAAATAACAAGCACCAGTTATTCTGAATAATGATGCAGTAGGAACATCATCATCTGTAGGGTTAGGTACATACAGAGGATATATTTTAGTTTTTCTTAAATCAAGACCAACAATAGAAGTACCACGAGGAACTATACATCCACCATATACTGAGTTAAATCTATAAAGTATATTATTTTCTACAGTAAGATCAAATTCTGCTGATAAATTTAAACTAAATTCAGCACTAGCAAGTGTCTGAGCACCTAGAGGAGAGACACCAACTGCTCTTGAGGGGTCACTAGGATCTTTTTTAATAGCAAATCCTGGTCTGTTGTCTATAAAATGATCACCAGGAAATAGTAATATAGTTGTCTTATCGTTTATATCGTTATCGAATCCAGTTTGATATGAAAATCGAGCAGACTCTAGTAATGCCCTTTGAATAGTCCTAAAAGGTTTCGTCAAGGAATTACCTTGATTGGTTATACTGTCTGTAGCATCCAAATCATTTGGATTAACATAGAGAATCTTACCCTCAGTATTCTTTATAAAGTTCTCTAGCTTATTAAGTGGCATCTCTAAAGTTCAAGAAAGTACTTGCTTCAGTTATTTAGCCAAGGATAAATACATCAAGCATGATAAATAAATGGATTTTCAAAAAGTAACTACAGGAGTAACAGCAGCAGCAGTTGTAGGAACTGGTGCAGTTGTTGGTGGTGGTCAAGTTATTGACAATATGAATAATGGACCTGCTAGGAGACAAGAGGCACAATTAGAAGAGATTAGAAAAGTTGTTAGAGAAGAAATTTATAAACAACTGGTAGATAATTGGCCGAAGTCATCTGGTCCTGTCAAAGGATTGAAACCACCTGTAGACTACAAAAATCAAATTCCAACTCAATGAATAAATCATTATTATGGAACCATTTGAAATACCAAATATAGAAACTGAAGGTGTTAATATACCTAATATCCAGATTAATGGAACTGAGATTCGATTGATTCCTAATTCTGGTGTAAGAGGTATTGGTAATAATTATGTACAAGATAATAGAGTGTGGTTAATTACACCACCACAATCTATACCAATAACAATTCCTGTTACTGAAACAATAGGAACTCCTATTGTTGATATGCCTGGTTGCGTAAAAGTCCATAAAGAAAACGCAAAAAATCCACAAAACAAAAACAAAATGTTAGTGGATAACGATCCTAAAGGAAATGTAGTATTATGTGATGGTGGTATGCCATACTATGACCCACCTGATTATGATGCTAGAGATTTAACTTGGCAAACTGTAACAACAGAAGAACCTGAAGCTCAAGGTGTAGATACTGGAGATCCACCTCCACCTGATATAGACACTCCACAACCGCCTGTAACACCTCCAACTGATAAAGAAGTAGAATGTCCTCCTATCAATGGAAGACGAGTTGGAGACCTAAATCAAGAGGGTACAGAGAGAGTAACTGGTCATAAATTAACACCTGATGGGTTAATCTGTGAGACATTGTGGGAAGATGTTCCAACATTGCAACAGTATGTACCGTCAGTATCTGTAGTATCAACTACCGCAGCTATAGCTACTGTGGCAACTGCGTCTGCCCTATTTGCCAAACCCCTAGCAGATTTGCTCCTGAGGGTGGTGAAACCTGTAGTGAAGAAAGCTCTTGGGAAGGTTCAGACGATCCTTGGGAAGACTCCTCAACGGGCTTCGAGATCCGATAGGATTCGGGATCGTTATCGGGAGAAGAAAGGGTTACCTCCTCTGAAGGTGAAGAAGAAGAAGTAGGTGGTGTCCACTTAGGTTGTGGTATTTCATGTTGATGTGGTATTATCTGACCACCAGGTGATGTTACAACTACATCAGCACAAATACTATGATATGGCGATGCAGGGTGGAAAAATATACCAGATTTTTTTAGCTCACCACAATTTTTTAATCTTGCGATCTCGAAATCTAATCTTTTGTTAGAAACTAATTGAGTTTGCATTGCTATTTGTTGCTCAGCTGCCTGTTGACATAACTCCTTCATTTTCTTATTCAATGGTACTGATAAAGTAGCAGATATACCAATATTAAATGATTGGTTTGCTCTCATATCAGTCCTTATAGGTTTATACCATATTGGATCTAAAGTATTATTAGTTACAGCATCAGGTACACCGTCTCCTGCAGGTACTTCAACCTCTATTTGCATATCAGCACCATCAGCAAACCATCTAGTACCATCATCCTTAGTGCGGTTATCGTACCATGTCTCCCAAGGATAGTTTTGAACTGTTATTGTTTGAGTGACTGTTCTACCAGATATATCTGTTAAATTATATTGTGGTTCGTTATAAAAATCTTCCCAAGGATGCTTTCTGCTATCAGCAAACTGCATGTATGGTGTCATATTGAGAGTTGTACTCTGACACGATACACCATTACCGTAGGTGTTAGTTACATATGGACCTTGTAAAACTTGTATTGCCTGGTTGGTCACTGAGCCTGAAGAATTGGCAATAGGGTTGGCAGTAGCACTAACACCACCAACACCTTCAGCTAAGGCTTTCATTGGTAACAAATAGTTAACGCCCAAAAGCGTTGCTATCACTGGGTAAATGTACTTGTTGTATCTGTTACGCTTTGTATAGTTGTTACTCTTTGTATTATTGTCTGATTCGTCATACCAGGTCCTTGATAACTCTGAGTGAATTGGAAGGCTGCACCTGGCGTTGTTAGGGTGAAGTTGTTTGTTTGAGAGAAGTCTAAACTGTCGAAGGAAGAAGTTACGCTGCCTGTTACTGCTGCGTCTCCTGACCCTACGGTTGGGTTGACCGTTACTGTCGATGTTGATGTTGGTGGGTTTAATGGCTGACCATTGTTGTCTATGCCTACCCCAGTCACTGAGTATTCCCATCCTGTCCTATAATCAATGGAATTTATGGTTTCCGTTACTGTAGATTCAGTTTCGGTATGGCTCGTCATAGAGCCTTGCTGAAAATTGGGGACCACTGGCACTGCTCTCGCTGCACCAGTACTACCTAACAATACTAATATAGTTATAAGCCTTTTCATGACCTATTTTATCTTATTGTAACCTCGGTTACGAACTGAGTTGTAGCTGAAGTATTAGCTCCACCAGGTGCCACAGCACTAAAAGCGTGTGAACTAGATGTTTGACCAGCTAAATTACCAACTGTTCCTCCTGCCGTACTGACAACATTACCAAAATTAGCAGTCTCGCCAACTGTTACAGCACCTGTAGGAACTGCATCGGCTTGAGTGTAGGCTTGGCTAAAGCTAAAAGTTGCACCAGGAACATCCTGAGTTGCTGAAATTGTACCAGGAGCATATACACCTGATGTTATGGTTCCAGCAGAAATAGTATTAGCAGTAGTACCATCAGTGGTATCAACACCACTACCAGAAATCGAGAAAGATGACCCAATTCTCTCAGCCGAAGTATGGGCTCCTCCTACGCTCAACTGCACACTGGATGCATATCGAGTTGTAATATCGGCTCTCGCTGCAAGCGGAGCACTCATCAATAACATTATTAAAGGGATAAACCTTTTCATTAGAATTAGTGCTTTAAGCCTCTCTATTTAGGCATTTTTACTTTGTCATTTCTGATACAACCTACCACCTATATCATTGTAAACATCAGATAGTTTTGTACGCACTGGTGGTTCAAAGTCATATGTAAAATATTGACGACCTCTTCTAGGCACTTGAGTCTGCCATCCCTGACTATCAATCCATCCACTCTCACTAGATGTAGTGTATTTGTCTACTTCATCCTCATTTCCATCCCATAACCAATCAGTACAAGCATCAACAGTAAATATAGGAACCATACAATTCCATGCTGCCATTCTAAGGTAAGCATCATGCCATTTCTCAAATACTAACCATGATGGATTACTTGGATCGGTTTTCCCACCATTAGTTGCATGTAATATTACATCAAGAATTCCTAGTTCTTTGTATAGTGTAGTAATAGGTTTAGTAGATGCCTCTGCATATCCCCACATATCATTACATATCAATCCAGCACCAAGACATTGTTTCTCATCATCTTTAACAAGATCAATAATAGTAAATGAATCTACTTGTGGATCTCTGCCAAGAGCAGTTTCCATATCAACGCAAAGAGTCTTGTATGTAGCACCTCTTAGTATACCATCAGAATCATAATGTCTGATTTCATTTCTATTGATTATACCTTTCTCTTCTGGTTCTACAAAATTGGTTCCTAAGTGTAAATATATTCCTGCTGCTTTTTGAGCATCTTCAATCTCTTTTAATCCATCTTTAATCTCATCCATATGGGTAATCCACTCACGATCCCATCCTGATAAAGCAGCTTCTGGTGTTAAAAGATGATCTACTTTGTTTTCTTTTGCCCAGTCAATTGCTTTTAAAATTTCTTTTTTGTTAGCTTGTATATTAGTTCCTACAGGAATTTGAGCACCACCAAATCTAATCATAACCGTAATAATTAAAATTAATAACTTGTCTGTAAGAGTCTGAAGATGTAGTACCGCTATGCTTAGTATCTCTAGGAAAAATTACTATGCGATTAGCAACACTTTTCACCTTATAACCATCCTCAAAGTATGTATAACCGTTGCAATCATTGATATAATAGACAGCAGTGTAATCACCGAAACTCCCATCACGATGTAAATCTTGTTCTATAATTCTTGTATTCTTGGGTGAAAAATTTGCTTTAATTCTAACCCAAGATTGTACTTTTAACCTAGGTGCAAAAATATCAGCAATCTCTGGAGTAAGACAAACTTCATTATGAAATCCACCCTCTGCCCATATAGGACTTACCATTTGATATTTGTCAGGATCTTCAAGATCTAACGGACTAACAACAAGATCATTATAAAACCAAGGAAAAACATTCTGGAGTAAATCTACTACTCTTTCATGATCTTTCTTGGGTAGAAAGTCATCAACTACCTTCATTATTATTTGTTCTATACATCCTTTCTAACACTTCATCTAATTCAGACTTGTGAAAGATAGGTTCCTCAGCACCTACATTGCCATTTTGTAATGGCCAAACAAATCCATCTGCTGTGATGGTAAAATAATCCTCAGGATGCTCTTCAGCATCTATGCGAGGATGATCGTCTCTAGACATTTTTTTGTACCGATTTCCAGTCTTCATCAAACAACTGTAATCCTTTATCAGTTAGTACATGATTATACATCTTATCAAATACTGCAGGTGGCATTGTAACCACATGAGCACCATTAGCAAATGATTGAGATACGCTATTTACATATCTAATCGAAGCAGAAAGGATTTCTGTGCATTTTACATTTTGAATATTATATATGTTAGATATTCTTTTGATTAAGTCTAATCCAGCAATTGAATTATCATCAAGTCTACCAACGAAAGGAGATACATATCTTGCTCCTGCTTTTGCTGCTAATATTGCTTGTGCTTCATCAAATATTAATGTGACATTGACCGCTATTAATTGTCTAGATAACTCTTTACATACAGCAAGACCATCAGGTGTACAAGGAACTTTGATAGTTGCTTGCTTACCAAATTTTTTAGAAAGTCTTAGACCCTCTTCCCACATTTCTTTTCTATTACCAACGACCTCCATACTAATATCTTCTATCCCCAAGTCTATGAGTTCTTGATACACATCTTCTGGATTACGACCACTCTTCATAATAAGAGTTGGATTTGTAGTTATACCATCAATAAGTCCTGTAGCGTAATACTTAGTAATTGTTGCTGTATCAGCAGTATCTAAAAAGATTTTCATGCGTGTAACCCCATAGCGATTTTCATAAATTGGAACTGAGGATCAAACCCCATAATAATTTTACTAATTCCTATTGATAATAGGAATGAAAAACAAATTACTACATCCCACATTTTGTTCTTTATATAGAACGGTAAGGCAAGTAGTTCAAAGACTACATTAAGCATAGCACCAAAAAGAGTGCTTACATGCAATGTAACAAAATATCCTAATATTATACCATATGTCCCTATCATTCTAGCGACAACAATTAGTCTATCTGTCTTCATCTACTAATATTTCTGTATATACGATTTCGTCTTCATCTAGTGTTGTTTTAACAAAATTCAACACATTCATAAATTCTGTGAAAGTTTCACTTTCAAGTATCCTTCTATCTCCCTTACTAGAGACGCAACATACTCTACGAGAGCATACATCTACAACAACTTTTTCAACAAATTCTTCGGTCATAATAAATCACATGATAAAAAGGAGGGAGGTTGGATTCCTGTGTACCAACAAAGAATGGGCATTACTACAGTAGTAAAAACATCCTTGCCTGAGACCCGATTGGTTGATCGGTTCTCCTTTCGGAGCAGCACCACCTGTGTCTCATCACCTTAACCAGCAGTTGCCAGTAAGTTTATTCAGTCACTCCCATGTTGCGTCCAACAAATATATTATAATACTATTTTATGAAACTGTCAACACCCTATCTGTAGGTAAGAGTGCGTTACCTGTAGTTCCTGTTAATTTAGTTCCAGATATGGTAAATGTCTGACCACCTATTTTTATTTTTAAAGTTCCTTGTACCTCTAACGATCCTTCTACAATTACATCACCAGTTATGGTAGCTTTACCAGATACATTTAGATTACCATCAACATTGAGATCACCCTCAAATTTTGTATCAGAGAGAAAACTAGTCTCATCAGGAAATTCAACTGAACCACCTAGTACAGTTTTTTCTGTGCCATCTTTGGATTTAGTATATCCCATAATTAAGCAAATAATCCTCCTAATTCTTTAGAAATTTTTCCACCTGCAGCACCACCAAGTCCAGTACTGGATAATACAGAATCAGCAAGATATCCACCAAATCCACCAGTAGCAGCAGATGCAAATGCAGCTTCACCTGTAGCTAATATAGTCTTTGAGGCATCAGCACCAAACGCTGCTTGAAGAACATTGTTAGGAACATAAGAACCTGCAAACATATTAAGACCAAAAGATTTATGAATTAAGTTACCTCTTTTTCCTGATGCAGAACAAGTATTTCCTTTTAAATGAACTCTACCAGATCCTGCAGTAATATTAACATTTCTTCCTCCGTTTAAATCAAGGTCTTGAGTTGCTTTAACCATAACATTTTTACCTGAGCAACTTAATAAGCCATTATCAGCATTAACAGTAACATTACCAGCAGCAGCACTTACTCTAATATCAATTTTGCCAGGCGAATTCTTATCACCAGCTCTAACTTCTAATGTTCTGTCAGCATAAATTCTAGACAACCCACCTTGAGTATGATCGATTAAAAATACATCATCATTATCATTTGTAGCATATATTTTAAAAACTTCTGCACCAGAAGCACCAACTTGAGGATGTCCACTATCAATCCTGAAATGTGGACCTCTACAGTCAATGACTCTTCTAGCGTAATTTTTCTTTTGTTCAGACATTAGATACAGTCGATTGCGGATATAATACCAACTTGAGTGTCGGTTGGGATATCACCAAACAGAGGTTTTAATCTAGCACCGATACCAGTGTTACTCTTAACTATAAGAGTAGGAAGTGTCTCATCAAACCTCAATATATTTAGAACCTTAACAGCAGTTATAGTTCCATTTTCTACGACAGTTTCGTATATAGGTGTAGTTTTACCAAATCCAGGTGAAGTAACAACAGAGTCTAGTGGAGACCCATCAACACCAGTAACAACAACTGGAGGAACCTCTACGAATACATTACCAGATGTACTAATACCAGGAAGTATAATAGGATCTGTTGGTAGATATCCTCGTCCACCAGCTTCTACTTGAATCGTAGTAATTCCTAAGTTTGATTGTGTATCTTCATCTAACTGTGCAGGATAATTTTCTCCAGTAGATTCCATAACAATAGCTTTTATACCACCCTCATCATTGAGAATAGCATGACCAACAGCACCATACCCTATATTACATTTGTCTCTAAAATTAACTATGGGAGGATAACGATATCCAGAACCAGCATTGTTTATTTTAGCACCTAAAATACTTGCAGTTCGTTGTACTCCACCAACTAACTTTCTTAATCCAGGTGTATTGTCTACAAAACTACCAAGGATAGGTTTAGCAACACCACCAGATCCACCGCCACCAAATATCTCAATATATGGTCCTGTGCAATTACTCTTTTCACCACCATAACAACCACCAGGAATCGTACCACTACCACTATCTTCTAATAAACTACCATCACCAAATATATCCCACTTACCCCATTTCTGTTCAAAAGCATTAGTCATATCAGCAGCACCCCTAGATATATTCATTGCATTTATGACATATGAAAAAGGATCGTCTCCTTTCTCTTCACTAGTACCACCGACAACATATTGCTTATCTGCAGGGCACTTACCTTTGTTAGTCTGATTACAGTCAAGGAATGCAGCAACATCCTCAAGATTACCAGCAGCACTTAATAAGAAGTCTGCAACCTTAAATCCTGGTGCGACAATTTTTGCTACTGCAGATAAAGGTCCTGACATTAAACTATCAATTCTATCTGTAATTACATTTAAAAATGCTCCAGTAAACTGAGCACCCATACATCCAGCATAGTCTCTTCCTTGATCTATAAATCCTTTCAATAAATCTTCAATCATACCACCTAATCCTTCAACTACTTTATTAGCAACGCAACCAATTGATTCTTGCAAAAATGATGTAGGAGGAACCATAGCAGTTTGTGCTGCAACTCCTGCTCTATGGGCAGCATTACTAGATTTTGTTACTGCAAATACTATTCGGTAGACTTTTTTATATAATTTTTCTAATCCTTGAGAACCAACACTCTCTAGTTTATCAAAGAGTTTGGTAAACATAGTACCAACAAATTTATTTGCTTGCAGTTCAATCAGATCAGAGGCAGATTTAAGTTCAAGGTCTAAACTAGATCCAGCTAAAGATAACTGCTGAATTTTCAATCCCAAATTCTCAACAGTATTTGCCATCTCTGAGATAGGATTACTCTTACAAGTATCAGCAACCATTACCTTAACACCAGTACCTACTGCGTCTGTTAATGTAGAGTCAGTAGAACTACTTGGTGGTGGTTGTGACTTTTTATTATTTTCGTTTGTTTCACTCTTAGGATTTCTAGCATTAGTAGGTGTATACTCAGTTAATCCTGTAAAAGGAGAGAATGGTGTACTATAGTCATCATTATTTACTAGCGATGTTCTACCAAAATGTCCAATAATTAATGGAAGTTGAGCAGCATCACCATCTAAGAAAAATCCAAATACAGTATCACCCTGTTGTAATTTAACTGAGTTAGCAAATTGTGCTCCACCACTACCAGCAGTTGTAGGAAGTAAAACTTGTGCGTATGGAAGATCTTCATTAGAGATATCCTCATTAAAAGGATGATATCCCATGATTCTTACTTTGACTCTATTTCCTACTCCCTCTCCAATTGCTAATTGATCTTCTTGTGCCTCAAGAGGGGGTATCTGACCGACCCACCAACGGAATCCGTCTCTACCTAAAAATTGACTATTACCTAAAATCGATGCGTCTATCATTAGTCGTCGTATACTCTACATTCAAATGAATCAGGATGATTATCACAATATATCTCTAGATGCTTATCTTCATGACGAGTGTGCCAATCATTAATCTTACCCTCGTTAGGGTTGACCTCTTCTTCTGTGTGATCATGAAATGCATCATTATGCATCTTAAGATCTGCTTCAGTATATTCTATCATACCATGATTTACATGTTCTTTTCCATCTTTAGGATCAATATTTGCGTGGTTTAAATCTTGATTTGGAATTTTAGTAGTCATAGTTATTTTTGTGGGTAAAGACCGTGTGAATCTCTAACGACTTTTAATGCTGTATAAGATGAATTGGGTAGGAATAAATGAGTGAGATCCTTTATAATATATATTCCACTAATCCTATCGTCCATTACAGTTTCTTCATCAGTTGTCTTAGGGAAGTATACCATTATAGCATCACCAGCAACTAAATTGGTGTTAGTGGGTATTGTCAAAGTTAATTGTGTGTTGAATAGCATACCATATCTTGTGATAGCCTGTGATGTGCTATCAACAGGATCATAATTAACTTCTGTAGATACACCAACTTCTAAAGTTCCTACATCATATACTGAACTAATGATTCTAGAAGCCATCATGTTGGCTGGAATGTTTTCTGGATCAGCAACCTGAGGTTCTTCCTCTTCAGGAACTCCTAAACTTGATGCTGGTTTTTCTTTAAATACAGAATTTTGTGGTTGAGTAAACTCAAAAGTAACTGGATTAAAAAATATTCGGTATGTAGATTTAACACCACTATTCAAATCAGTAAGAACATCAGAATCTTCTCTAACTGAAAATGCTAAAATTTTTGTAGCATTTTGAAGGGAATCTTCAAGAGAAGGATCTACTGTTTGAGAATAATAATATTTTTGTAAGTTATCTTTTCCTTCTACTGCTTTTCTTATCATATCTTCAACCGATCTAAAATGAAATCCTTTTCTAGTTTGCCAAAAGAAAAATCCAGCACTCCTACTTGTTGCTCCTACAGGAATTGCTTTGGATGCTAACCATAATATAAGTGTAAAAGGTTTTCTTAAATTACCAATAAAATTATAAATGTTTTCAGTTGCCTCAAATGGTTCTTGTTTTAAAGGTTCTACTAACTTAACAATTTCACCAATACTCTTATCTATAGTTTGTCCATAGAATTTTCTAGTTACTCTACTTTGTTCATTGCTAAGAGCTTCTCTAGAAACAAGATGTAAAGTAAAAACTTCAGTTGCTTTGTCAGATACAACATCAGTTACTTTATTGACATACAAAACACTCTCAAGATGTTCTTCTTGTTCTGCCTCTGCCTCAACAGGAGTCTTTATTTTAAAATATACTCTTTCTCCACCACGAATAGGTAAACCATTATATAATGATTGACCATCAATAGTATTACCAGTATTAACTACCTCTACTTTAGCAGTACACATTGGAGACATTAAAGTCTCAAAATACTGCAATCTAGTAACACCACCAATTAAACTAACAGTTTTTTCACCGTTAGACGAAGTTATAGTGATTTCTTCAAAGGTAGAAGCAGCAGTTGGTGATATTGCCATTATACAAAGTGTCTATTGAACTGATTAATTTTCTTTATTGGGTTTGTTGAAATTTCAACGACTGCAGTTGTACCCTCTTCACTACCACTAGAAATTACTTTTGTTCCATTTTTATTTATTCCGCTTTGGGAAGTATCAACAGGAACAACAATAGTTTTACCGCCAGTTGGTGATATTAGATTCATTTCATCTGGTTTGTAATTTTTTTTCATGTTCTGTATAAATTCTTCACTAGCCTCAACTTGTACAGAACTTGTATTAACATTAAATTTATCATGAAGAACTATCTCAAGTGCTCTATAGTCAAATTCTTCATCGCCAGTAAAGTCAGGATGTTTATTATGAAGTCTTAAAAACTCTTTCTTTGCTTCTTCTTTGGTTAGTCCATCAACTCCTAAACCTGGTGGTGAGAATCTCATAGTCTCACCAAATTTGTGATATACTACTACCTTTGGTTCTTCATTATTTTCAGTGCTAGTTTCTTTACTAGTGCTAACAAAGTTAACTTCTCCATTATTCTGTAAAGAGAGATCTTTTTTCTCATTTGTACTGTCTAAATTTATTTTATCATCAAGTTTTTCAAGATCAGTATTGATTTCTTCGTTAGTGTCACTAGTACCACCATCACCATACTGATTAGTACCAAAAAATTCAGAAGGACTTAATTCGTTTCTATCAATTTGGTTACTTAATATTTGTGACTCTTTAGAATCACCAATATTCTCATTTTGATACAACTTATCAACCTCTGCTTCATATTGTTGTTGTGTTATTTCTCCCGAATCTCTTTTCTCTTGTAAAGCGGTTATTTGATTAACTCTTTCATTAGATTCTGCAACAACCTCTTGATCAGATTTTGGTAAACCATCAACTATCCTTTCACCTTCTTTTTTTGCATTTTCTATATCTTTTTTAATTCTTTCTTGATCTGCATTCCAATCTTTTTCTAATGTCTCAGCAACTTTTTTACCCTCTTCCATCTGTTTCTCAATCTCATCTTTCTTCTCTTCAAACCCAAACATTTCTTTTATATTGGATATCCATTCTTTAACTGTGTTTATAATTACATCACTAACTTCTGTTACTTTATCAACAAAATTATCTACCCATTCTTTTACACCTTTTAACCAATCAACAATTTTTTCTACTTCTTCAATAATTTTTGGTAAATTAACAACAAGAAATCCAACTAATAATGCACCAGCAGCACCAAATAACCTCTCTACGAAAGATTTACCTGCAGCTGCAACAGCTGTTACTCCTTTTCCCATAAAATTTTTCTTCTTCTTTGCTTCAATCATTTTCTCTGCATCTGCCTTCTTTTTCCTCGCAAACATTCTTCGGAGAAATCCCTGTTTCTTCTTAGATGCGGCTTTATCTCTTTTAACTTCCTTTCCTAAAGATTTACGAATACCTTGAGTTGTCTCTCTGATAGCAAGAATGCCAGCACCAATTTCTAGTGCTTGATCCTTAGTAGGCATTAAAGTTGCCATTAGTCATAGACTCCATAATTAGTTTGAGCCAAATCTCTATAAAAATTATCATTATCAAAAATTGAAAAAGCTGGTAAATCTGTTTCAGCAAAGAAACTAGTGGAAGTTATATCAGAATCAACATTAGTATCATCCTGACTAATATCAAATGGAACTATGTTGAATTTTTCATTAAAAGCATCATAATCACTAATTTGATTTGCTAATGACAAATTTTCATTCGTAAAAGCATTAGCAGTTGAGGAAATATCTAGATCAGAATTTTCATTATTTTGAGTAAGAGAATTAGTATCTTCACCCATTAATACTGGATTTCCTTCTGGCATTCTTTCTATGTCTTCAACAAGATCTGTATTCATGGTACCTAGATTATTAAAAGTATTGATTGCTAATTTTCTTAATCCTGGTGTAAGACCTTCTTTAACTTGAACTGCATCTAGAATAGGACCTGGCATTACCATTTTACCCCACCAATCAGCATTATAAAGTAAATTACCCATATCATTTTTTCTTAAAATAGCATCTAGATAATTTTTACCATCATTTGACATCTGCTTTCTTGATGCTTTAACAGAATCAAGATACTTAATCATATTATCCTTGTGAAGTTGTTGCTCAACCATCATTGCATTAATTTTTGTCATTATATTATCAGGTACCTCTTCAAAGGTTCTTGCACCATCCATTAATGCAGTTATTTCCTGTGCTAGTGAATAAAACTTAGCCCATTCACCTCTAAAATTTTCAATGAGTTTTGGAATAGTATTGAATAATTTTGTATCCTTTTCAGACATATTTTTAGGATCCCATTGATCCCAATTACCAGTATGAGACATCCTGAGTCTATTATTATAAGCCATTAATAATTTTGCATTATCATTGGTCATGCTCATAATTGCGAGTTCAGCATCATTTTTCATCTCACCAGTCTGTTGATTTACCAAACTTGGATCTGCTTGAAGTAAAGCATCAATTCGGTTTCTCTCATTTATTCGGTATTGTTCCATACCAACTTCTTGAATTTCTGCAATTGCTTCTTGGTTAATAGGAGCGTAAGATCCAATACCTTCTCCATCAGGACCATATTCACCTTTTAAAAACTTATAAAGTTCTGTTCCTGTATATGCTATACCTACAGCAGCAATAATTCCTAACCAAACATAAGGATTTCCTAATAATGCTAACACTCCTTTAAATGCTCCACCCACTCCAATACTACCTATTACAGTTCCTATTGCAGATGAAATAAGTGGTAATCCAACATTAATTGCAAGAAATACTCCAGCAGCTACACCTAATATTGTTTTAATATCTTTTTCTAATTGCTCAAGAATACTTTTATCTCCCTCCATCCAAGCTTCTATACCTTTTAGACCTTTCACAGCAATCGTGCCTATACCCAATGCACCAAGCACTTTGATTAGTCGTTCAAATATACCTGCCGTAGTGTCCTTCATCTTCTGTATCGGTTTTAGCACTGCATTACTTAAAATCCCCTCAAGTGCTTTTTCTGCCCCAGATTTTTGCCTTGCATCTTCGTCTCTCTGTTGTTTTTTTAATTCTGCATCATCTTCTTTTTTCTCATTTAATGCTTGTGTTTGCAGTAAATCAGCAATTGCTCCTAAATTCTTATGAATCGCAAAAAGATTTTTACTAAGTCCTATAAATGCTTTTGAATCCTCCTTAGAATTTCCAGCAAAATCCCTATCAGTAGATGCTCGTTGTCGATCAGTTCTACTAGATTTTGGAAATACTTTACTTGCTTGTACCGACATTAGCCTCTAGCTTGTTGGTTTTTTAGATTTTCTTCTTCAATATATTGTTGGAGGAGATTAATGTATATATCTCGTTCCCAAGGAATCATGTTTTCGATATCACTCAAACTGTATTTATGATGCTGCATCAAGGCGAAATTAATTTTATAAAACGCCACGATATCTTGGTGCAACATCGCTAACTGAAAAAAGCTGCTAAACCCTCCAACTTCACATCGCTCTCCATCTTTGTATTGGGATTAGTAATTGTAACAGTATGCTCTAGTTTAGGCATGGTATTGAAAAACTTTTCTACCTGCTTAAATGCATTTGATGGTAATGTCTCTACAAATGCAAGCCATTCTTTTTTAGAATGATCCTTTGCAGACCATGTTTCTTCATCTGTATAAATCATGTCTATACAAGAAGCAATAACATCAAATGATGCAGTTACTTGATCTCTTTCTCCAAAATTTTGATTAACAAACTCAGTAAGAGAAGGATATCTCATCCTAAGAGTTAACTTTTCATCTAATTTAATATCTTTACTATGCTCTGGATCAATCTTAACTTGTATTTCATCAATACTTACTGTTACAGGAACTTTAGTTTGACCATCATCAGGGCAAGTTGCCATGACCTCAATAGTTTCACCAATGGATTTACCACGAACATGAAGGAATAGATATTCAATGTCAAATGTGGATAATCTATCTACTCTAATTCCACGAGTATTGATACATGCAGATAGAACATCTTTAATTGCTCTACCAACTTGATCCATATTATCACTTTCCATTGCCATGATAAGAACTTTTTCTTCTTTGACTAGGAAAGGTCTATATGTAATTTTTTTACCCGACGAAGGAATAGTTAATGTATAGGTCGGGGTAACAATTTTAGGTAATGGCATCAGTATTTCCTCTAAGTACTCCGCAGAAGTAAGCAACTGCAGATTTAAACGCATTACCATCCAATTCATCAAACATGAACATATTTAAACGAAATGCGTAATTTGCTTCAGTAACGATAGCAGACACTTGTGATTGTGTCACAGGCATCTTATTTAGTGTAGCACGATATGTGTTTTTAAATTCTTTTTTGTTCTCTATATCAGGAAACTCATAGAAGTCTAGACCTCCATCAGTTAACTTTAATGCTTTCTCTGCAATATTCTTAAGAATCTGTCCACCAGATAGATCTCCAAGATATCTTGTATAATGATGTCCTATAAGAAGTTCTGGTTCTTCATGGGCAACCTTTCCAATACGATCAATGTATTGTTGACATGCTTTTGAAGGATAAATGTTATCTCTCCAGTCAGCACCAAAGAAGTATTCACAGTCCTTTGCTAATGCATCATGACGGTAAAGTTCTTTAATATCTAAAGATCCAACGAGAGGATCATCTTTTAATCTTCTAACCTCTGACTCTATAGTGTGGTATATGAAATAATAGTTAGCAACAAGTTGTCTATATTTTTCTTTGTTTACTACACCACGAAGAAAGGAAGAAACAAACTTAGTATTCTCTGCAGCAGAGTGAGATTGTTTAGTTCCTACTTTTAAATCTTTAGCAAGTCCCATATAATAATAAACACTACCTTATATTATAACACATTTATGCGATATATTCTTTAGGTAAACCACCATTATTATCTGGAGATGTCAGAAGGATCTTCATTGTCTCAGAATCACTATATTCTTTATTAGGATCAAGAATTATGTCACCATTTTCTAATCCTGCATATGAAGTACCACCTGAATTACCAGTTAATTGTAATCCACTAACTGTAGGAGTATTACCTACAGCATTACCTGCATGGTCTAAGAAACTAGCTGGATATGGGTTATTGGGATTTCCACTACCTTGATTAGTCCTAGTATCTTGTCTTCTAAGATTACCAAAGTAGTATCTATCATAAGCAAATGAAACCGATATTTCTAAGATTTGAGCTGTATCGTAACTAACCGCAACAGGAGTGATATTAACTGGAAATGAATTTAGGAAAGTATAATCTATACTATTACCATGATTCTTATCAAATTTCTTTAAATTTAAAGTATCACACTTATATTCTGAAGGATACTGCATTCTATGATAATATGCTTTTCTATTTCTCATAGTGCCTGATCCACTTGATATAAATTCTTGCCATAGTTCAAAGAATCTAATTACTCTATAATCATCATCAACCATGAAAGTAAATGATGCATCTGTGTATATTCTTGTATGAGCATACTTTTGATTAATGCCCATATAGTTACCATTAATCTGAGCTGTAGCGTATGCAGTTCCAGGTAATGCTGCACCTTTACACAATAAACCTAGATCTCTGAAGACAAATGCGTTATCTATAGTATCTTCACTCTTTAACTTAATATAGGTCAACAATTGCCAAGGCATTGCTGGAAATGATAACTCATAATGACTAGTCGTTGCTACTTTTGTAAACAACGGTAGGATATCAGATGTTCTTCTTACTCTTGGTGATCCGTCTCTTGACACAATAAATACCTTTAGAGGTTATAGTACGATGGCTTATTCAGGTAAGTTCAGACCTATTAATATAGAAAAGTATAGAGGGAACCATCTAAACATTATTTATCGTAGTTTGTGGGAACGCAAGTTTATGAAGTACTGTGATAAGAACCCAAACATACTAGAATGGGGTAGTGAAGAGATAATTATCCCATATCGTAGTCCTTTGGATAACCGTATTCACAGGTATTTTCCAGATTTTTATATTAAAGTTCGTGAGAACACTGGTCAGATTAAAAAGTATATTATAGAGGTGAAACCAAAGAAGCAGTGTATAGAACCACAAGTTAAAAAGAGAAAAACTAAAGCATATGTCCGTGAAGTATATGAATATGCTAAGAATCAAGCAAAATGGAAAGCAGCAAAAGAATATTGTCTTGATAGAAGTTTAACTTTTAAAATTTTAACAGAGGATCATTTAGGGGTATGAGTAGATTACAACCTATAGTTGATGAAATGACAGGTCTAGAAGATGCTGATGATCTCATGCTAAAGATTACAGAAGCGTTAACAGATATTGAAATTGTTCCCGAACCAGGAAATTACTATACTTTTATATACAGAGCAAAAACACCCAACATTAGATATGATGAATTTCCTCTAATAGCCTGTACTGAAGTGCAAAGATGGGGATTTAAGGGGTTTAATTATCACTGGGGAACAATGAGAAATTACACTTGGGATGAAGTTTTAGGGCAAATGCATGTGGTTTTATCTAGTGAAATTGCAGATGCTAGGTCTATACCTTATGCTAAATTTAAAATGTCTCTATAAATAAAAAAAATTTAATATATGCCTTATGCTTTCCACTCAATATCGTTTGCGACTTGAAGCAATTTGTAGATCAATAGCAGCAGGAACGGAGGTTCCATTAGAAGATATGATATGGGCAGAGAAGTTATCAAAAGCGAATACATCTGCAAGAGGAATGTTAAGTTCGGCAAGAAGATTAAAAACGGATGATGATTCGACTTTTCTTAAGTACTTGGATATAGGAGACTCGGATCCAAGGAAACACAAAAAGGGTTTCAGTGGGGCAGACGATATAGCAGATTGGTTTAAGAATGATAAAAGATCAGATGATTGGAGACAAAGAGATTAAGTATAAATACTTACATGAAACAATTCAACACATGGGTC